GGCAATAGGAAAAATCTCTGCACTTCCGGGACCGATAGGAAAAGCATCGGGAGCATTAGCAGGACTTAATGGGATGTTCAAACTTCTTATTGCAAACCCTGTCGGACTTGCTATTGCTGCTATCGTTGGTGCTTTAGCAGGACTGGTGAAGATATTTAAAGGGACTGCCGAAGGAGCAGGGAAGTTCAAAGATATAATGGCTGCAATAGGAGCAGTGCTAAATGAATTGCGTGCAAGGGTTGTAGGATTCATAGATATTTTCAAAAACATATTTAAAGGTGACTGGAAAGAAGCAGCACAGTCGGCAAGAGAAACATTTGGTGGATTAGGGGAATCGCTGAAAGAAGCAGCACAGAATGCTGTCGCATTACGACAGGCACAAGGACAACTGAATAAAGAACTGGCTGCACATATATCTGAAGAAGCGACAGAAAATAAACTGATCCAAGAGAACCTTTTCCTGTCGAAAGATAAGACTAAGGCGGATGCCGTTCGTATGGCTATGTTGAAAGAAGCATTAAAAATAGGAACCGAGAAGTCACAGAAAGAGATTGAATACGCCAAACGTCAATTCGAGATCGACGCAGGATTTGCTGCACAGAAAGCTAAGATAGATAAAAAGACTTTGGAGGAATGGGTGAAGATGGACGCTGATGCTCAGATGGAAATGTTAAAGAACAGGAAGGATATTCAAGACGCTTATAACCTGCTTGGGGGAGTGGAAGCACTGACGAAACTGGAAGAATCGTACGCCAAACAGATAAGCGCACAAACAGAGTTTTTTGCTCATAATAAACGGGCGATAGGTCAGGCTTCCGCACTCGAACTGGAAATACAGAAAGACAAAGAAACGAAATACAAGGAACATCTTGAAAGGATGAAAAAGATTCAGGATGATAATATTAAGCTGATGTTTCTGGAAGCCGGCAAAGATGATGAAAAACGGAAAACTGCACTGAAAGCGCAATATGATCTGGAAGTATCACAGAAAGGATTGTCGGATACCGAAAAGCTGATTCTTGAAAAAGAATATAATAATGCCATTAATGCAATAGAGCAGGAACGGGTAAAAAAATCGCAGGAAGCATTACAGAAAGAAGTTGATGACTATAAAAAGCAACAGGAGGAATTTAAAAAGCAGGATCAGGAAATGGCAGATTGGAAAGCTACGGATGATGCTGCCAAGTTTGAATACCAGCGGATGCAGAATGAAGGGAACTTGGAAGCCTTGAACCAAATTCTCGATCAGGAATATCAGGCTTTGCTTCAAAGTGCAGAATATGAATCATTGACATATAATCAGCAAATCCTTGCCGAAGAACAGTATAATGCAGCAAAGAAAGATTTGGCACAGGCAAGGATAGATATTCAAATGATGGAACTGAATATGGTAGCGGGACTTCTTGGCACTCTCGGTGGATTGTTCGGCAAACAGACTGTTGCAGCAAAAGCTATGTCTATTGCACAAGCAACCATAAGTACATATACTGCGGGAGTAAAAGCTATGGCTGAACTACCTTTAGGATCAGGACCAATTTTGAGATTCCTTACATTGGCTTCTATAATTGCTGCCGGATTAGTACAGGTAAAGAATATCGTTGCCGTGAAAGTTCCCGGTGGTGGTGGGGAATCAACGCCTTCCATGCCTACTGCTATTTCATCTTCACTACCGGCACAAAGGAACTTTGCTCAACAGACAGGATCTACAATATTCACGCAACCGTCACTTACACAGTCGCAGTTAAACGCTATCCCGAACCAGAATCCTTTAACGGCTGAAGATATTGCAAAAGCAATGGCAAAGATACCTGCACCGAGAGTAACAGTAGAAGATATTAACGCCCGCTCGGCAGAAGTCAAGAAGGTGGAAGTGATGGCAACGATATGACCTTATTCCAGTACATAAATCAGAATATCGAACGGATAAAAGCTGAAGCGAAGATCGGACTTGTGAACTGTCATGTCTTTTACCACTGGCGTATCTATTCCCGTTATGACTATTACCGTAAACTTGGAAATAATGTAACCGATTCTGTCGAGTTTTGTGTTGATGATTTTAAGGTGGCAGCAAGTTGGGTTTTTAGTATCATTAAAAAGATGGAGGCAGAGATATGAAACTGATCGAGTACTTCCTGTCGAATGAAAACAGAAAGGTGATTCATAAGCCAATGAACTACTTTGAGATCTATGAGAAGCACTTTGCAGCACATAAGAATAAGGCGGTTCATCTTCTGGAAATAGGCGTCGACAGTGGAGGATCACTGAAGATGTTTCAGCAGTATTTCGGAAAACACTCATCACTGGCAGGAATAGATATAAACTCGAACTGTGTCGATCTGGAAACGGAAGGCTTCAAAATATACATAGGTGATCAGGCAGACAAGTCATTCCTTGAATCAGTTATGAAGATCGAGAGTTTTTTCGACATAATTATTGATGACGGCGGTAATTTTATGAACCAACAGATAACAAGTTTCGAAGTGCTTTTCAAATATCTCTCGGAAGGTGGACTGTATCTTATTGAAGATGTCGGGACTTCTTTCAAAGCGGGTTATGGCGGTGGTATCAGGCGGGAAGGTACTTTCGTTGAAATGGCGAAAGACAGAATTGATGATCTTTATATTTACGAGAACGAGAAAATCGTCCGGACTTATTTTGCGAAGAATATCTATGCCATATATTTCTACGATAATATCATTATATTTGAGAAGCGTAAACATGACCACGCAGAAACGAAAGCGATAGGACGATGAACAAACGAATACTGATCCTTGGTGGTGGTGGCTTCATAGGTGGGCATCTTGGAAGGTATCTCGTTTCGGATGACTGTTTCGTAAGGATCGCCGACCTGAAAAAACATTCCTATTTCCCTGATAACGAAATCTGTGATGACTTTATAATTACCGACCTTCGTGATCCTGAAGCGGTGGTAAAGTTGTTCAGACAGAGTTACGACGAAGTGTATCAACTGGCTTCTGATGTCGGTGGTGCAGGTTACATCCTAAATAAAAAGTACCGTAACAGGATTCTTCGTAATTCCGTTCAGATCAACCTGAACGTATCTCACCAGTTATTAACAGGCAAAGTTCAAAAGTTGTTATTTTCTTCTTCGTCCTGTGTTTATCCTTTTCCAGACAGTGATTACGGACACGAGAAACTATTCTCTGAACGCCTGTATCTCTCGACTGGTGCAGATGTATGTATCACAAGGTTTCAGAATGTCTTTGGTACGCATGATCGTATTGAAGGTGAACGAGAAAGATTCATTATAGCACTGTGCCGTAAAGTTATTCAGGCTGATACTGAAATAGAAGTATGGGGGGATGGTACGCAGAAAAGATCGTTCATGTATATTGATGACTGTGTCAGGGAGATAACAGAAATGATGCGTGGCGAAAGATTCGGAATGACTGTTGAAAACCTTATCTCGGTAAACGACGTTGTGAAGCTGGTGATGGGAATATCCGGCAAGAATTTGAAAGTACGTCATATTTTTGGCGACGAATATCCTGTCGGTGTGCAGGATAAGAAAGTCATGGAATCAGGTAAAAGTATTTCACTGAAAGGATTGATGCAAACGTATTATTGGGTGAAAGGGCAGTTATGAAAGTGGAAGTTTATATAATGGCTCGGAATGAATCCCGTATGATTCCTTATCTGATGCGTCATTATGGGGAGTTCGCTCACGTGATATTTCTTGAAAGCAACTCGACCGATAATACTGTTTGTCTGGCGGAATCACTTGGAGCAGAAGTACGGCAGTTCCTGATGCCTGATGAGTTGAGTGACCAGACACACGTGGACGTGAAGAACGAGTGTTGGAAAGGATCGGAAGCGGACTGGTGTATGGTGGTGGACGCTGATGAATTTGTTTATCATCCTGACCTTATTAACATACTTATCAACACTGAAGCAACAATCATTCAACCGTCGTTCCATAATATGTTTTCCGAGAAGTTCCCAAAGACGAAAGGACAGATTTATGACGAAGTGCAATACGGTACTGCCAACGGTGGAATATGGGAATCAAAACCGATAATTTTCAAGCCAAAAGAGATACAGTCAATGAACTGGCATCCGGGAAGTCATTACGCCAGTCCTGTTGGCAACGTAAAGTTTAGTTACGATTCAGGGATAAAGATACTGCACATGAGATTCCTGTCACGGAAGTATGTCTTGGATCATTATTACAAACAGGCATACCGGATGAGTGAAGATAATCTGAAGAACAAATGGGCGTTGCAATATTTCTGGGATAAAGATGAGATAAATCGTATTTTCGATAATATAGAACTAACAAAGATTGTATGATACCTTATGAACCTGTGCTTTTTGACGATCCAAGAGTTGTTCCGGTTTCTTCCGCTTGGGAACCATTACGCTTTATAATAAAAGATATTATCACCCGATTCAAAATCCGGCGATCTTCAGCTTTGGAATTTGGCGTTGAACGTGGATATTCGACAACTGTTCTGGCAAACTATTTCAAACGGGTGGTGGGTGTTGATCCTTTTAACTGGGATTTCGGTGACGGAGCAGATCGTGGTTATGATGCCGTGGCGAAACTTTTAAAAGACTTCCCAAATATCATTTTAGTCCCGACGGTTTCTGATGAATTTGTTAAAGTCAATGATGATCGTTACGACCTTATCCACGTCGATATTGGTTATGAAATACACGCTTACGAAACTACTTTTCCAGCAGGGGAATGGGCGGTTCAACATTCGGACTGTGTACTTTTTCACGACATCTTCAGCTTCCCAGAAATCAATCAAGTATGTGAAGAACTGTCTGCAAAGTACGGTTTTGACTATTATGGTTACTACGAAGAAATCGGTCCGGCAGGTCGGTTGTGCGGGTTAGGGATTCTGAAAAAACAGAAGAAACTTAGGAAAGGTACTTGAAAAATGTGGAAGCTACGAAGCGGACTACTACTGGTGGCATCTCGTTCAGGTAATAAGTAAGATATACATTAAATGATATACGAGTCCTAAATCGCTTACTAACGATATCCTACGAGAAAATGATAGTTTTAATAACACCGACAGGAGCACGACAAAATCAGTTCAGATTGTGTGCAAAATGGATGACAAACCAGACGTACACAGGTCAGGTTCTGTGGATAATAGTGGATGATTGGGCACAGATAACGACGAATAATGTCGCTGGAAATTTCCGTGAGAACTGGACGATAGTGAAAGACTATCCAGTTCCGAAATGGAGTGGTACAAATACACAGGCGAGAAATATAAAAGCGGGTGTCGATATTCTGGTTCGGAATTATCAGATGAAAGATATTGAAGCGATTTTAATTATTGAAGATGACGATTATTACCGTCCTTGCTACCTGACTGAAATGATGAGTAGGATCGGAAATTACGACGTGATCGGGGAAACTAATACAATATACTACAATGTCCATTATCGTCTCCATTGTGATAATAATAATCGTGAACACTCAAGTTTGTTCCAGACTGCTCTAACGCCGAAGTCGTTATCTGTATTCCAGAACTGTTACGCCCATAAGTTTATTGATGCTGAACTTTGGTCGAAAAGTACAAATAAACTTTTATTTCATGCCGGCACTTTATCGGTAGGAATCAAAGGTATGCCGGGTCGGGGCGGTATCGGGGCAGGTCACGGCAGGGGAATGGCGTTTCTGCAAGATCCGCAGATGATTTATTTAAGAAACTTAATTGGTGAAGATGCAAACGAATATGCAGCATATTACGGGAGTGGTAGTGTCCCACAACACCCAATCCCTACTCTCGGACGCATTTAGTTCTGTCAGGAAGTTTCACCCTGATATGCAGATAATCGTTATTGACGGTTCGGATTTCAACGATCCGTGTTACGCCTTTGCCAGATCCTTGAAAGATGATTATACGATAGTCGTTTCTTGTGCTTATAATATCGGTCACGGCAAGGGGATGGACTTGGCGATAAAGATGTGCCAGACACGGTTCGCACTGATCTTCGATTCGGATATAGTAATGGTGAAAAGTCCAGTAAAAGGAATGTTACGGATGATGGAAGATGATACTTATGGCGTCGGGTATATTGAAAAGACAGGCTTCGACGGTTATGAATACGGAGCCAAGCCACACCATAAGACGCAGGGATTCATGTGGATGATGCACCCTTATTTTCACCTGATACAGATTTCCGAATACCTGAAGTTCCACCCGTATGTTCATCATGGAGCACCATGCTTCAAAGCTGCACTCGATATTCATAAGCACGGGTTGAGTGAAAAGATACTAAAATCCTTCCCCGGACTTGGCCATACTGCCGGTAAAGGTTGGTGTTGGGAACCCGTGGAAGGTATTTATGTCCGGCACGATACTGCCGGAACACGTAGGGACAGGGTGCGTCGTGGAAAACAAGAAATCGAGCAAGGATGGGAATGGTAGCAGTATTAGGCTTGGGTGATTCACTGAAAGAGTATGAAGGTGGATTTGCTATTGGCGTGAACGACATCTGGCGGTATGTAGAAACTGAAGCGGTGGTAGTTCTGGACTACGAACGAGTATTTACGCCTGACCGCCTGAAAGTCATAAAGTTATGCAAGCCTGAAGCGTTTTATAGCCAGATAGTAGCTTGGGACATACGACCAGACTTCAGGAAGATAGACCTTATCCCGGGTTATCCTGACCACGCCGTCGATCTGGACTTGGCAGGATTCTATAAATCGTTTTGCAGTCCCTTCGTAGCAGTGCAGATAGCTTTCAAGATTTATAAGGCTGAAGAAATACACCTTTACGGTGTCGATCTCGTCAATCATCCTCATCTCGACTTTAATATATGTCAGAAAATAAAATTACATTTCGCTAATCTGCGGAAAGCCTTGACGGCTAAAGGTTGTCAGTTTATCGTTCACGGCAAAGGCATCCTCACTCCACAAATGTAAGGAGTAATCAATTTATCCAATCAGGTACATTTGTCGGTAACTAAAATCCTGACAGATGTATAATGCAAGGGAAACTTGGTGTGTAATCTACAATCTACTTGGTGAGATTCCTATGGAAACGTTATTGTATCACACAGAGTATCAGGCTTTCAACCACGATCTTGACGGGAATCATCCTTGGGACGATCATCTTTATTACATGGTTTTTGATTGTGGATTTGGACCGTAACAATGGAAGCGATACTGAAAATATACGGTGATATTGGAGAGGATCTTCCCGATGATATCTTTTCCGAAGGTGTGGAAAACATATCTTCTAAAAAGGTATCGGAATTCCTTGAACAAAACCAATCGGCTACCGACATAACTGTCAGGATCAATTCCCGTGGCGGTGACGTTCAGGAAGGATGGGCGATACACGATCTTCTCGTTAATTCAGGTAAGAATATCAAGACAGTCGGTGAAGGCAAGATTTATTCTATTGCTACGATCATCTTCCTTGCCGGAACGGAACGTGAGATAATGAAGAACGCTGACGGCTTGATTCATAATCCTTTTATCCCGCCATATACACTGGCTGACAAGTATGAATCCGGTGATCTGGAAAAGATTGCCGAAGCGTTACGTCAGGAAGAATCTAAGATACTTGATTTCTATTCCACCAGAACAGGAACACCGGTCGAGACACTCGCCGAGTATATGAAAGAAGAAACGAAACTGTCGGCAGAAGATATGCTGACGCTCGGCTTTGCCACGAAGATCATTGAACCGATAATGGCTTTCGCATATTTCAAACCTAAAAATAATTTCGAGATGGATGAAAAAGCATTTTTTGAAAAACTGGGGGCAACGCTTGACGGCGCAGTCCTGAAGATGAAGAACCTGTCAAGGGTCAATCCTCACGACCAGACCTTAACAGATAAGGATGGCAAAGAATTGAAGCTTGAAAAAGAAACTGGTGCAGCAGCACTTGGCGACAAGGCTTCACCAGATGGAACTTTTACAATGGCTGACGGTAAAGTTATCGTCGTGGCCAATGGTGTTATAACAGATATACAGGAAGCACCAATGGAAGAAACGGAACTGGAGAAAGCCAAAGCGGAAATCGAAGACTTGAAAAAGAAACTCGAAGATGCCGAGAAAGAAAAAGTCGATATGTCACAGGTGGAAGCCTCTTTCAAAGAGAAAGAAGCCGTCGCTATGAGCATGATCGCAGACCTTACGAAACTGAAAAACGAGTGGAAGCCGGAATCCAGAAGCAGGACGAGTGCTGCCACAGAGAAAATTGGCGAGATTGACCTTGCCCGTGTGCGTGAACTGAATGAAAAACTAAACCATAAAAACGAATAACTATGTCACAAACTTCTCCTTCGTGTGGACACACGATAAACCTTGATAACCTGCATTTCGACGCTGATGAACTGCGTTCTTTGAATGAACTGGTTGTCGAAAAAGTCCTTGAGGCACCTGAACTCTCAAAGTTTCATACTCTCGTAACAGGAATAAAGAACGACAAGCGGATAGGAATTATCCCCGGGACGTTCGGACTGGTCGGCAAGGCTGCACAGTCTTGTAATCCTGTCGCACAGTGTTATGAAGCACCGGCAACAGAAAAAACTTGGTCGCCGAAATATATGGAAGTAATCATTGATATGTGCGTTGATGAACTCAACGATACACTAATGAAACTTGCCGTAAAATGCGGAACTGATGTATTCGACCTGACGAAAACCGAGATCTTCACCTTTATTCAGGACATCCTCTATAAAGATATAGCTAAGATGGTTCATCGTATGGCATGGTTTGGCGATACCAATGCTGCAAACTTCCCTGTCGGAAATCTTACTCCGGGTATTGACGCAACCTTCTTCAACGTATTCGACGGCTTCTGGGTGCAGCTTGCTGCCATCTGTGCTGCCGATCCGAACCGTCTGACCGCTTTCGTCGGAAACACTCAGGCAACCACGGCACTTCAGTTCTCGGTGGCAACACCAGTCCTGACTTATGGTAACGTGAACCTTGTCATTGATTCCGCACCTTGCGAACTGGCACTTCAGCCTGACAGAGTACTCTTATGTACCAAGTCGATCATGGATCGTCTTCGCAGACAGTTACAGGCTATGGGGACAGCATTTCAGGACTACAAACTGATGACCGACGGACTGGAAATAGCACAGTGGGACGGTATTCCGATAATTGCCAACTGTCTTTGGGATCAGTGGATTCGTGCTTATGAGAACAACGGGACAACGCTGAATGATCCTCACAGGATCGTTTACACCACCATCTCTAACCTGAATATAGGGATGGCTTGTACTTCACTGTTCGACAATATCAACTCGTTCTACGATCCAAGAAGCCGTTATAACAGGATTGAGGCAGTTGACGCTTTCGACGCCAAGATAATTCTTGACGGATTGGTTCAGGTAGGCAGATAAGGAGGGAACTATGACAATAGGATGTAATCAGATTGTAGATTGTATCTTAAAAAACTGCGAGAATCTCGTCAGTGGAATAAAAGATATGGCGTACTTTATCAACTACGACTGCGTAGATAAAGACCTGAGTACGTTTGATCCTTCTAACCCGTTGCTTTGTACGCAACTGGTTCTAAAAACCACGTCGCCGGACTGTTATGCTTTCTGTGTAGAAGGTTACAACTTCTCAAACGAGCATAAGGCGTCACTGGTGAAAAAGACCTACCAGAAAGTATGGGAACACGGTTTTGTATTCAGGATATTTGACAATACACCGGAAACGAAACTTTGGATTCAGAACGCTGTTGATTCCCGCTTTATCGTTGTTATCGAGAATAACTACTCGAAAGTAGATGCATCGCTTGGAAACGGGCGTACTGTTTTCGAGATACTCGGTTGGGATTTCGGTCTGGAAGTCAATGCTGCCGAACGTGATGCCAATTCCGAAGAACTGCTTGGCGGTTGGTTACTCACTGCCGGTTGTTCGGATAAGATGAAGGAATCGTTGCCGCCGTTATCGTATTTCGTTGGTGGGACTATCACCGCCACACGTGCTGCACTGGCTTCATTAGTTGCTCCATGTTGTCCGTAAAAAGGTGCGGCTAACCACCGCACTTACTTTTTATGACAGAAATTGATGAAGTAATATCATTTTCACGTGAGTACATCAATAACCGTTATGCAAGGACACCGGAACGGAAAGAGAAGATCAGGATAGCATCAAAAAATTTATTCGGCACTTCGCTTCCTTTTTCCTGTGGAACTTGCTATCTTGAGGCAATTTTTAAAATCATTAAAAGTTCAAAAATGGCAAGCAGATATGAATTGAAGAAAGGTGTTTTGTTACAGGCTTTCGGTCATCCTGAAAAGGCGTGTACGAATAACACTATCACCGACGAACTGGCTGAATGGTACTTGACTAATTATCCTGAGAAAGCAGTGTTCTTTGCAAAGATTCCACCGAGAGAACCTGTTAAAGTAGTTTACGTACCACCAAAAGCAGAACCAAAACCTGTCGCTCCAAACACTTTTGAAGCGATGGTCAATCAGCTGACTGATACACCAGTGGCAAAAAAACCTTCTAAAGCCAAGAAATAATGAAAGTCTCCGCTACCAAGACTGCACCACGAGTTGAGCGGAACGTTTACATAACTTCAAAGAAGATAAAAGGATATGGTTCTAATAACGACTATCCTCAGAAGGTTTTGGAGATCATAAATAGTTCCGGTACAGGACGAACCTGTATGGACATTTATGTCAAGTTTGTCGAAGGTGCAGGATTCACCGATCCTGTATTGGCGAACACTGTTTTGAATGGTCGTGGTGAACGAGCCAACCTTCTCCTTCGTAAGTTCTCGAAAGATCTGAAGAATTTTAACGGCTTTGCCTGTCTGGTAAAGTATAATGGTCTTGGACTTCCTTCAGAATATTACAACGTCCCTTTTGAACACTGCCGTCTGGAAATAAAAAGCAGTGGTGAATACACTGGTCGTGTTGGTATTCATCCAGACTGGACTGGACTTACTGGCAAGGTATTGAAGATGCAGGATGTGAAGTTCGTCAATAAGTTCAATCCAAGGACTGCACTGTTAGAGATGATGGAAGCCGGATCACCAGATGACTATCTCGGTCAGGTGATGTATTTCACTGCCGACGGTGATTGGGAATATCCTATAAGTCCGTTCGATCCTGTCATTACAGATATGCTCACCGAGGAATCGGTATCTACTGTCAAGCACCGTAACGCCAAATACAACTTCCTGCCTTCAGGTATTCTCGTAAGAAAAGGAATCAAGCCAAGAACTTTGGATAATGGTACTACCGATACTTTGGACGCTTATAATCAGGAGCAGATCGAATCGGCCAATAACATTAAGAAGATGCAGGGTGACGAGAACGCTTCGAAGATTTGGGTTGTTGACGTGGATGCCGACGAAGAGAAGCCGGAGTTCATTTCTTTCGAAGCAGCAAACTATGACAAGCAGTACGAACTCACGGAAAAGTCTGTTCAGGAGAATATCGGAAAGATGTTTATGATCCCGCCGATACTTCGTGGCGTGGACGTCGGTGCAGGATTCGGTGCGGATCTTATGAAAAACGCTTATGATTTTATGAACTCCGTGACGGATAATGAACGCCGGATGATGGAGATAGCATTTCAGGATTTGCTCGAATATTATATTGTTAAATTCACAGATTATACTATTTTATCGCTTGAATATATAGCAAATAACGATAAAATTGATCCCTCTTTTCTTTCTGACCTGACAATAAATGAAAGGAGATCACTGATTGGATTTGATGAAACGGCTGATAACTCGGCAGATAAGGCAGTTTTGGCGCAAACATTAGGTGTAGGAGGAACTCAAGCAATGATATCCGTAGTAGTTGATCCAACATTAACTCCAGAACAAAAAGTGCAGTTACTTATAAAGTTATTTTCTATGTCAGAACAGGATGCACGATTAATAATAGGAATATGATCTCACTTGTAACGAAAGCTGATCTTGACAACTACAAATATATCGCTGATTCAGTAAAGAACTCAACGACATGGCCACAGTTTGTCTCGGAAGCACAGATGCTTGATGTTAAGGCTTGGCTGACGGATGCTCTGCTTCTTGAAATTATTGGTCAGGCTTCCACATTACCGACAACTATCTCGGCTGCTAATCAGGTGCTATTGGACGGAGGGACGTACACCTATCTTTCCCGTGATTATTTCTTTCAAGGACTGAAGGCTTGCATCATGTATTACGCTTTCGCAAGGTTCACGAACCGTACTTCTTTCAATTATACTTCAGCGGGTATCGTCCTGAAGGATTCCGACCTTTCGACACCTGCCACGACGAAAGATATTCAACGTCTGGAAACGGAAGCACGACTGACGGCTGACGCTTTGAAATGTGAGATCATTACTTATTTGAACCGTAACTATACACTTTATCCACTGTGGGCGAATAAAGCCTGTGGATGCGGTGCTTCATGCAGTGACAATAGGCCGTTTAAGGTAATCGGTGATTAGTAATTAAAAAACAAAGATATGTTACACACTATTGGAATGATGAACATAACCCGGGAAGTTCACCTTGATCTTTCTGCGGGAGATTTTACGGACGAGAATGGTTTCTTCATTCGTTCTGCCGTTGATGCAGTAATCAAATATCTGCCGGTAGGAAATGAGAGTACCGAACCGATCACAAAAACGATAACCGCTTCCCCGTATTTCGTTGATCCGGTCAGATGTAAAAAGATATTCCAGTTAATCACAACACCGGATTCCGATATCTACATAGGCTATGGCGTATGACAACGCTTTACAATATCGACCCGGCACGGATTGATCTTTATGCAGTTCAAGGTGACGCTATTGATATGGAGTTTTATATCAATGCCGAATCGTTATCGACTGCCATGTGGAAATTTTATGTAGAACTTGGCAACGCCCCGGCAACGGGTGTTCCGTTTTATATCTATTCCGCACGGTTACAAGTAAGACGTAAGGACGGATTGCTGATTAAAGATTGGTATTCCGGTGTCAGTCCGGCAGATATTGTACTTGATCTGATATTCGGCGGGTATTGTCATCTGACGGACATAAACGGTTTTGGTGAATCCGGCTTTTTCGATTACGATTTACAGTTCGATAACGGGTACGGATTTATGACGGTTATGTCAGGCACTTGGAAAGTTAAAAAGCAAATCACAATACCATGAGCATAACGATCGGAATAGGAATAAAACCAAGATCAACTGGCGGGGGAAGTGTGCCTCCAAACGGGACACCTTCTGGACTTGCTCTTACAGTCATCTCAGATACAGAGATACAACTCGATTGGACAGCAGGGAGTACGAACCATGACGGACACAGTATTGAACGCAGTCCTGATAACGCTACATGGGCAGAGATAGCAACAGTAACTGGGGCAACAGTGCATTATCACAATACAGGGTTGACGGCTGGGACGTTGTATTATTATCGTCTGAGAGCATATAAGGGAAGTCAATATTCAAGTTATTCTAATACTGCAAGCGAATATACGTTTGCACAAGGGCGCAGGATTCCTATAACTGGGGCAGCAGGAGCAGGAACTAATTATCAGGTTCAGGTAATAGTTAATGCCGGAGTCGGTGCTGATTCTGATGGTGTGGTTTATCTCAATAATCATTCATTAGATTTTCCTTATGATATTAGATTTACTTCTAATGATGGTATAACACAATTACCGATATGGATTGATCCTGTACTTGGCAGTGCAACACAGAAATATTTTTGGGTTCGTCCTACGGAGGATTTGAGTTCAGGGACTAAATATATTTATATCTATTATGGCAAAACAGTAGGTGAATATATTTATGATGGAGAAGCAGTATTTAATTTTTATGAAAGTTTTGGTTATCACAAAAAT